GTGCTGATGTTGAAGGTGAAGGTGAAGGTTGAACTGCTGGCTGCGCGGGTTGTTTAGTTGCAATAGGTCTATCACCTGCACGCTTGAACGACTCATTCGTCCACGGCACATAGAACCCCGCCTGCCGCTTAATCAACGCATCAACTGACGCAGTAGGATCGAGGTTGTTGTTGACCAGCGTGCGGTAGTTCACATTAGGGTCTTTGTTCTGCCTCATCGCAGCAGTGGCAGGCATGTCTGGGTTGAGTTGATGTGCAACTAGGAACAGCGGTCCATTGGTATGACCGAATTGGTGTAGTATACCCCAACGTGGTATGTCAGCAGGATCACTAGACAGACCTTGGCCATTGTTGATACGCTTCAACTCCATGTTGTTGCGTATCAGGTTCTTAGCCGTGTAGTCGGCCATCTTGTATATGTCTTGACGATCATTAGGATTGAGATTGTACTCCTTAGCTAGTGCATCAGTGAACTTGAACCACCCCTCTACACTCCCCTCACGTTGTGCATTGCGACCACCATCATTCTCAAGGCCGAATAGCGTCATCAACGTGTGACGAGGTAGACCGTACTTCTGCTCTGTCTGTTCAAAGTGATCAACTATTCGCTGATCCATACCATCTACGAAGCTTACAGTCTTAGCGTTCTTACCCTTCGCAGGGCCTGGTAGTACATTAGTAGGACGAGCTTCACGTGATGCTGGTCTAATACCTTTAGGTGTAGCAGTAGCTGGTGCCTGTGCATATGCATCACGTGCCTCATTAGGTACACGCGACTGAGCCGAGAAGTCAGTTGCACCACTCGTACCTGTGTCAACTTCTGACAGCTTACCACTAGGTAGTATAGGTGTAGTACCTAATGGTGCTGAGCTAGGCTGTGGCTTGAGTGCTGGTGCAGCAGCAGTAGGTGCAGCAGGTGGAGGTTCATCTCTAGCATCAGCTTCCGCACCTAGTCTAGGTCTAACACGTGCGCCATCAGGCCCAGTGTCATCACCGCGTTGACCCTGCATCTGCCTGTCATATGTATAGTCGAAGTAGTCTCTGCGCTCATCACTAGTACGATCAAACATCTCACGCTTGAAATTCTCGCCCTCTCTATTCTCATTGTACTTAGCAAGCAGCGATACATACAACCTAACGAGTGCTTCGTTAGATGCAGCTTGACGTGATAAGAAGAATGCAGACTGATCAGGTGCACCACCTGGGATCATCTTCGCCATGTGTTCACCTTATGCATTATCACGTTCATCGAGGTTATACATACCAGTGCTACCGCCACCACCGCTAGAACCGAAGCCGCTTACATCACCACCACCGCGATTGTTGTATGCCTGCTTAGCACCCATCGCACTCAATGAGCTACCAAGTGCAGAGCCAGCACCAGCTATAGCATTGCCTAGTGCGAAGTTGGGTGACATGTAATCAAGCTCACCACCCTTCTTGCCGTAGCTATTAGCAGCTAGACCACCAGCAGTCAGCGCACCTTGCATCGACTGTGCCATCGTGCCTGCAGTGTCAATCGCTTGCGGCTTGTAGCTGATATCAGGCAATACACCCGCACGTGTAGCGAACATGTTGTATAGATTAGCCAAGCCACCAAGCTTATCACTGCGCTCCTTAGCAGCTACACCATGTGACATCAGCTTCGACTTCAACGCAGCTTCAGCATACGCCGCATTGTTGACCTTAGCCAACTCACCAGCGATCTTAGGCATGTTGCTATTGTTGCCAGTACGCATAGCCTGTGTATATGAACGACCTGATGCAATGCGATTAGCTTCACTCAATCCAATGTTCTGCGCTTGTAGTAGATCATTAGCATATGCATCATCACTACCAGTGCCTTGACCTAGTTGATTAGTAAACATCCGCTTCAACGTGTCCGCGGTGTTCTCATCTGCGAAGCTACGCTGCCTGTTACGCTGTATATCAGCTCGTCGCATCTGCATGTCGTTGATCGACCGCATCTGCTCCTGATCTTGCGCCTTCATCATCGCAAGTACTTCAGGCGAACCAGTAGTCACCCAACCCTGACCCGGTACGAACTTAGTCCTCGTACCACGTACGTCAGTTGAACCTAGTTTCTGCTCACCACGCAGCTTGTTAGCCATTGCTATCTGTTCAGTGCGCTCACGTTCGCGCTGCTGATAGTTCATGATAGCAATCGCCCAGTTCATCTGGCGATTTTCTTCTTGCTCCTCTGCATTCATGATGCCGCCGACGATACCGCCAGCAGCACCGAGCAAGCCGCCCATCATCTCCATCATGTCACGTTACTCCTTATACGGTGTATACGTGAGTTAGAAGGTGCCTTCATTCGCACGGACGTTCTCATTCCTACGTGTGGCCTCATTGGCGAAGGTGTCATACAGTGCATTCGTACCGCTTGTACCTGTGGTCTGATTGCCTACACGTGCATTGGCTTTGCCTAGCAACGAGTTGACATCAAAGAACTCCTTACCACCTACTGCGCCGCGTAGTTCACCTTCAAGACCACTCAGTCTATCTGAGCCATACGACTTGATGCGACCAGCTTCAGCGTTTGGATCGAAGGTAGAGCCGAAGTCCCAGTTCGCAGCGTTATCAAGTGCACCAGTACGACGTGTACCAATGTCACCTATGATCTTCTCACGTACACCGCGACCAGTGTTCTGCAACTCAGTATTAGCAGTAGACTTGGCAGTGCCTAGGTCACGTAGTGCGCGGTCATACACGCTAGTGTTAGCCTGACCACGATCACGTGCTGCTTGTAGATCGGTGAGTGCATCTCCATACTGCGTGTCTAGTATGCTAGCCAAGATTGCATCATCCGACGTATCACCGAATGTATCTTCACCGTAATATTGTGGGAGCGCAGAGTTGAACGAGGTCTTATACTTGTTACGCTGTGTACCACGCGCGTTGCCTAGCACCTCATCAATGATCGTTGGTGAGAATGCAGATGCATAGTCGCCGCCTTGCTGCAGATTAGCATTGGCTTGATTGATGCGACCAGTGAAATCACTATATGCACCATACGGGTCATTAGCATCAATGCCCAATGAACGCAGCTTACTCGTACCACCTTGCAATGCTGCGTTGTATGCTGCACCTTTGCTAGCTCCCCAAGCAGCATCATCAGCTTCCTTCTTAGCTGCTGCAGCTCTATCAGTTACCTCTTGCCGACGTTGCTCACGCTCAAACTCTTGCTGCGCTTCCCAATCACGTGCAGCAGCTTGCTCTTGTGGTGTAGGCGTAGGAGGTGGTACATACCCACCACCACCTTTAGTCTCTAGTACATGTTCATCAGGCTTGTGCTTAGCCTTCTTAGGCTTATCATTGATGTTAGTCACATGAGTGGCAACAACCGCCGCCACATCAGTGTTAGACTTGCGCTTGTTCAGCGCCCACGCCGCGATGTGTGGAGCGATCATCGTCATTGTCCTCTATGATTGTTGACTTGTACTTAGGCACCTTAACAGCGATATAGCCTTGTGTTCTATAACCTAATCTAGACATTAAGCGTAATATCTTCTTCACCAATGTATCATTAGCATCGTGTTCGACTTGCATATAGATGCGTTCAACGCGGTGATACAAAGCCCACTCTTCAAACGCTGCTAGTAGTTCGACCGACGCGAAAGATCCTCTAGCTCTTGGCACCACGAACCACATCTCTTGTACCGCGTAACTACGAAAGCTATAAAAGCTAGGTCGAATAGTAGCAGCAAGATAGCCAATAGGCTGATCATCATTGTCATAGGCCACCCAGCAGTTTAGATGATTGCGCTGCTTATCTGCTACACATTGAAACGCTGCCTGACCTACAGCCTTACGATCAAACTCACGGCTAGTGCCGAACTCATCATGATGCTGTTGTGCTAGCTCCTCAACATCAAGGCCATCCTTAGGTGTCTCTATACGTCTAACAGTCACACTCATCTCCTGATCGAGCAGCGTTCCATCTGCAGCATGTTGCGTGCCATACTACGACAAGCGACCTCGGCATTGATAGCATCCATCTCATAGCGCGTGTAGTACGCTGGTCGTTCAGTCACTACGATGCAACCTGATAATAGAACAGCAAGCACGACTAGGAGCGCGAACATCACAACCTCAGTGGATGAACTACACCCAGCAATCCGGCGATGATGTAGACTATCACCAGCACCACGATGACGGTGATGAGTACATTGATCACAGTAGCGAACGGCGGCGGCAGTGGTATTAGTGGTAGTAGAGCTTGTATAGCCCAGATGATCACACCAAGCACGATTAGCAGCAGCACGATAGATATGAGTGTACCAATCATGGCGTTGCCCTCGGTTTGCAGGCTTGAATGAGTTGCGCGATTAACTCGGAATTGGCTTTGTCGCGCACTTGGGCGTTAGCCGCCACGTCGTTCATCAGCATTGTCACAAAAACCAGAAACGCCACGTTCACCATCAACAGCGCAATAGCAATCGGCTGACCGCTCATCGAGGCGAATGCAAGCTTCAGTGTCTCACTGATCGGCATAACGGATCACGCTGGTGGTGTAGCTGGTGGTACTTGTTGTGCCTCTAACATAGCAACGAATGCGTCACTCAGTGCCTTAGCTTGCACTAAGAACGCTTGAAAGTTCGCAGCGTTGAATGTCGTTGGTATATTATGTATAGTGCTACGTACAGCTTCAGCCGCAGCTATAGATGCTTCAATACCTGCATCTAGTCGCGCGTTGGCGTCAACTGTTGGCTGCGCGGGTGGTGGTGGATAGTATGGATCAGGTGTATTACCAGCAGCTAACCATGCTTGATACTCAACGTAGTCACGGTTAGCTGGGTCATTAGGTATACATGCACCGTCGCTAGTGCGTATGACCTGTGCGTCGGTAGCGGTGAGTTGATAGTCAGCCATGATCAGAGCCTCGCGTCTGCGACGTAGTGAATAACAAGACTATGGTTAGCAAGATCACCAGCAACATGCGTGTTGACGAGTAAACACCTATCAGCAGAGTTATGAGCTATTGTAGGCGTACCACTGTCAGCGGCTGAACCAAGGTTGTACCATTTGTTATTGGCGTTAGCAGCTGGATTGTAACAAGTAATTGCCGGGCTTGCTCGCATCTTCGTACCGTAATGTGCTTCAGCCGCACCATAAGCAGAGGCAACTGGTATTACATAAGCAATTGCTCCTAACGCACCCTTGTTAGGACCAACAGGCGTTTCGTATGGAAATGATTTCTGATAATACCTCTGACACGTCTGCAACTCCTGATCATATGGCCTCATAATCAACGGTGATTGTGCTGCTGTAGGTGCGTAGATGCCTGGAAGCACAGTAAAGCCTGTAATGAGTATACCATCAATCGTGTTCTTGAATACGTTCACACCACCAGCAACACCAAGAAACATTCCTGCCGTCCACGTGTTGGCAGGAGTACAATAAGTCGCACCAACTAATCCCATCAAGCATACGCTTATAGCAGTCAGGTTATCTTTATTCCATGTTCCAGTTGTATCACCTGGGATGGTGATAGACTTATACTCCCACGTGTTTGCTGCATTAACAGTGAACGTAAATGTGTATGAACGATTGTTAGCACCGTTGCGTAGTGATCCAGAGAATGTACCTGCTATCGAATAAACCCAGAACGAGATAGTGATTGGCATTGCATTAGCTGTCCCCCAACCAAGTCTAGCAACTCGCGTACCTTCTATATCATGCACTATAGCTGCGAGATCGTTTACCCCAGGAGATGCATTCGCTACTGTAGCAGTGAACTGTATGCTATTTGAAAAGCCGGGAGGTACTGTAACTGATTGTTGCTGTCCTCTTATTGTATGTGGACCTGAAGTAGAAATCTTCCATGCATCAACAACATTCTTTAAGTTAGATGTCGATGTTACTGGTGAGCTACCAAGCTCTTGGCTAACCTCACATCCACCATTGACTTGCATACCACTATACGCCATAGCACTAGCAAACGGCGCAGCAGCTACACTAGCAGCATCAACATACGCCTTACTCGCAGCATGTGCAGGCAGCGTAGGAGGTGTCACTACATTGAGTGCACCTGTCATAGTGTCGCCAGCACGCTGTACCCATGTGAGTGGATCGTATGTAGTAGTAGTCCATACAGCACCATCCCAGCGATACTGTGGTACACCGGGGAGTGCGGGTGTAGGATATAGGTCGCCGACTGTTGGTGTGTTGGGGAAGTTGAAACCCATCAGAGCCTCGCGTCTGCTGAAAGAACTGCGCTTACTGCGTAGAACGGCGCGCTAGTAGTAGCTGTAACATCATAACGAATTGCTTTTGTCGTGGGCGAGGTTATATTAGCGGTAGCATTACTTAAACCCGGTGCTGTTCTAATCGCGACGGTAGGCGTTGAGCGCATCTCGGCTAAATACGGCACCCAACCATAAATAACACTGTTTATTGGTAGTCCTGCATTCATTCCAACCATAGGCACATCAATCAATTGATAATACCTCTGGCACGTCAGCAACTCCTGATCATACGGACGCATGATGAGTGGTGACTGTGCAGCAGTTGGTGCTTGTGTGCCGGGGAGGACGATGACACCTGAGATACTTAAGACATTCCCTGCTGCCGCCGCGCCATTCACCTGTCCTGGTATAACAGTATAATTCCCATTCACCCAAGCATTAGGTGTTGGTGTTACGAATGTTGAACCTGAGCCAAGTACGAAGTTCAAAACCATTCCAATAGTGTTGGTTTTATTCCACACACCGTCTATACAACCAGGAATAGTGACGACATTGTATTGTGCCTGAGAAGCGACAGCTTGAGTGTATGATGTTGTATAAGACCTAGTGCCATCGCTATTAGTAATTGCTACAGAATAAAGACCTGCTGGTTTATTACCTGACCAGAATGCAACTGTTACTGGTTTTGCTGAAGCAACACCCCAAGCAAGTCGTGCAATGCGATAACCTTCTATCCGATGTTGCATTAGCGCATAATCACCAGCATTAAGCGTTGCCTGTGCTGTTCCTATTGAAATGTACGACACGTTATTAAATCCAGGCGTCATTAACGCCGGAGTCGTCGCCCCATTCCAAGTAAACGTGCCTGTACAAAGCGCGTTATAGCCATCGCCAATATAGCCGTTTGTAGTCCGTGCAGTGCCGGCTAATTCTTGACTGACCTCCATCGAGCCGTTGATCTGCATACCGCTATATGCAGCAACATCAAGTACACGTGCATCTACGTATTGTTTAGTTGCTACACCGAGTGCAACAGTTGGATCGGCCAACATACTGACCATTCCTGTCGAACGGTCGATCGTTATGGGGTCGTCAATTCCAACTCCAACATCGTTGTAACGTGAGATGATGAAGTTAGAACCTACGTTGCCACCACTCTCAGCTGCCGGATTGCCAAACGACATGCGCCAACGTGTCAGCCCATTCACGCTGCCGATGATTGCCGCACGTTGACCTACCGCGGCTCTATTAAGTGTTATAAATGGATCGACCTTAGCAATGGTCAGATCGCCGGTCATGGTATCGCCGGCCTTCTTGACTAGCGGCGTAGTATCAATGCCAGGAGTAGCTGTAGCTTGTACCCATTGCTTACTATTACCATCGTCGTATAGCACGAACAGCGTACCTAGATCGCTATCCCACCACAACGTGCCAGCTAGTGACGTAGTTGCATTAGGTGCAGTATCACTGACGACTAGTGATGGTGAGCTATCAACATAGCCACGTGTAGCTGCGTGCATAGGATCGCTAGGTTGATTGCCTAGCAGCACTTGTGAGAACGTAGGTATCTGTGCAGTGCCTAGTCCTAAGTTAGTACGTGAGTTCGCTATACTAACAACATCATTCAAGTTGTTGGCACGCAACATGTCGCCACCACCTGTACCAGTGGGGCCTTGATTACCAGCACGCACAAAGCCTAGGCTTATAGCTTCGCCATTGATGATAGAGCCTGAGTGTGTGATGTATGCTACAGGTAGCAACAACCACGCACCGTTATCTGTGATGTTGCCTTTCAGTTCAAAGATCATGAACTGTTCAGGCGAACCGACTTTACGTACTTGCAACGTGCCACGTGTTAATACGTTGGTGCTATCATCCCATGTAGCAACCCAATCGCTAACATCAGGGTTGCCGACTTCACCGTTGTATGCGCTGAGATAGATTTCAGTTATAGCTAGAGGATTAGCATTGTTGAATGCTACTCTGCCAACAGCAGGATCAGCAGCAGTAGTACTACTAGAGTATGCCCACCTAAAACCACCAGTGGCAGCACGTGCGTCGTTAGCCCATCCTTTAGCTGCATCCTCTGCAAGCTGTGCATCTTCTTCACTCGATTGAGCGTCGTTAGCGGATGATTGTGCATCAAGCGAGAATTGGTATGCTGCATCCTTCGCAGCTTCAGCGTCTATTACAACTTGAGCAGCGTCGAAGACCTCTTGCCAGAACAACGCATCAGGCGGGAATGTCACACTCGACATGTGTGCCATTGTGCATAGGTAGAAGGTGTAATCGTTGACTGATACTATATCACCTAGCACATAAGCAACACCAGACACCCACTCATCACGGAATACAGGTGTACCTGATAGCTGCAATGACCAGTAGGCAGGATGTAGTATGCGGTCTTCGCCGAATGTACCTGTCAGTGCACTAGTATGTGCAATCAGACATCTATACGTAGCTGACGTATCTTCATCAAATACACGGTCGCCTTCTAAGTACGCAGTGTTATTCTGCCAACCACCACGTACCTGTGGTATACCTGATTGCAACAACAACGCATCAGCCATATTCCAGTTCGCATACTCAAGCGTATGCCAACGTGGTGTGTCGAAGTTAATAAGACGGAATTTGTAATTAGGTGTGTAGCCGCGTATATTAGCTACCATTTCACTGCCACCATGTGATGATGTGGCAATGAAGCCGCCGTGTTATACTTATATAGAAAGCCCTCTGCTCTTGCTTTCTTGCTGCTTCGCAGAAGGCAGTAGGATATAGCACGTTTCTTCAATCTTGTCAATAGCATACAACTACCCTCGCACCACGCTGCCACGTTGATACAAGAAGCTGAGTGCATTGATTGACAACGGCTTCACACTACTACCAGTCATGCGTGCCTTCATCAACTTGAAGCGCATAGGCACCATCCACAGCTTCTGCTCACGTGTACGTCTACCAGCACCATACACCTGTGCACCAGCACCATATGCACCCGCGTCATTAGGTACGAAGGTGAGTTGTCTAGCTGGCTTAAGTTGACCTGTGGCTGCGTCCTTGTATATGTTATCAGCGAACAGAGAGAGTGTGAACTGTGCCTCACCTACTGCATCTATGTGTGTGAAGCGCATAGCCTTTGCTATCTGTCGTGCACCGAAGTCAGCCCACGGTAGCTCCCATGTGAAGTCTATAGGTTCACCTAAGTACTCCTCCCAAGAGTCGATCTCCATTGCACGTGCTGTAGCGAAGTCGCTGGCGGTTGTTTGTACATCTATGATGCACTTATACACTAGGTCATCTGTGCTATCATATATACGGTCACCTACACGATACTGCTGTCCACTCGTCCAGTGCGCGTAGTCATACATACGGAACCAGTCGGCAGTCACATGATGATCAGGTGAACCATAACGCATCATGAAGCCGTCAGGCGTGAATAGGTACGACCTACCTTCTACTGTGTTGCAGCCGCAGTTGAAGCGTAGGAACTTGTTAGTCTTGAACCTAGCCCACGCTGTGAGCTTTAGCTGCGGTACGTAGTGGTAGATGTACCCTATGGTGCCATCAATGACAGGTTCGATCTTCACATTGTTACCACCACCACTAGTCGAACTTGGTATAGAGCCTACTGGCAATGTTGTACCTATAGACACTAGCAAGTAGTTCTCATTGAGCACACCCATGATAGTGCGCTCGCCGTTGATGTTCGCAGCGATGATACTACTGAAGCCTGTAGCGTTGCTGATCTTAACTATGTCACCCTGTTCAAGCTGGTGATCATCTATACGCATGATGAGCGTTGACTTCATGAACTCATCATCAGCCATGTCATCATCGAAGTAGAATGGATCAATCGTCAGTAACCTATCGTCCTCTGTGTCGAACTTAGGCATGTAGAAGTGTACACACTTGTTCTTACCATCAAAGAAGCCGAAGGTCTTAAGTCTCATTGTCTCCTTGCGTAGTCTACCGATGTGAGCCGACATCATGCTCTCGATGTAGTTGCTCACACGCTCAGGTACTACAGCATTAGTTGTAGATGACAACTTGGCACTAGGTACACCGTTGAAGTCGATCATGAACACGTCGCTGCCTATCTCAACAATGCTGCGAGGTGCATTACTACCGAAGCTGTTGAGCGTGTCTATAGGCTGTGGATCGTGTACATCGCCGCCGCTGATGGTAGCTGTAGTACCGTACTTCATCAGTGTGGTAGCTGTAGGTTGTATGACTAGCAATGTGTCTTTGATCGTAGCGAACCCTCGTACAGTCTGCTCAGGACTAGCGACGATCTTGCTCATGTCAATGTCTACACTATCACCCGCACCGGGCGCATCTGAGTAGACCATTGATGTGTCTTTGGCTGCTATGCGTATAGATGTAGTCCACTCAGGTTGCGTGAGTACCTCTGTGTCATGTATAGTGAAGTACCTGAACGCTGACTTACATGCATCGAACGCTGGCACCTTAGCATTGCTGCTGCTATTGCCTGGGTCTACTAAGTAGATCACCCTGTCATCACGTGTGAAGTCAATCGACAATGGCTTGTCCCTACCATTGCTGCATATCAACTCCTTACCGAATATGTCACTAGCGATCATATCGGTAGCTGTCCACGCTATAGGTGCACCTGGCAATGCGAATGCCACAGCAGCACTCCATATACGCTGTGTATTCTTATCTCTATCAACTGTGAATATCTCACCAACGCTAGTCCATACGACGATGTAATTGGCGAAGTACTTGCACTCTATCGGCTCACCACCGAGCATGTGCGTGTCGATGCTGAAGTCTACAGTGTTAGCACCACTCACACCTGTGCCTGTGGCTGAGTTGGTGACTACTATCTCTACCGCGCCTGCGTTGATGACACGTCGTACGCTGTGCGTTCTATTCAACATCACAGGTGTGACACCGTTGTAGACACTAGTCCAACCGCTAATCGTGATGTGTGCTAATACGTTGGTGCCTGACAATCCATGCGTGATATTGAGTACGACAACACGTGACTCTGATACGGTGCTGATAGTCATCAGTGCTGATGCAGGTGCAGTCTCATTGCCCTGCTTCAGCTTCAACCACATCTCATAGCCCTGGCGTGGGCCTACACGTCTATCTGTGTAAGTCACCATGTTGTCGAACACAGGTGCGAACTTGCTAGTGAGGTTCTGCTCGCTATCAACCACGTTCAGCCCACCACCGAAGTCACGTATGGTGACATTCTGCAGCTTAGGTGTAGGACGTGGCTTAGGTCTACCAGCTAGCTTCGCTTGTCTAGACAGCATCTGCACCATTACGTCCACCTGTTGACAGTAGAGCGCGAGGACAACACAGTGTTGATTGGGATGTTGAATTGCTGTCTGTTGAATTGACTGAGTGCATCCTGAAACAGCATCTTGAACTTGTCACTAGCGCCTGGATTGGTGCCATCGTCTTCTAGTACATCCCAGCAGCTACCTAGCAGTAGTAGCTGTGTGTCTAGGTATATAACGTCGCTATCCTCCTCGAAGTCATTAGGCTTGGTGCGGTATGTGATCCATATCTTACCAGTTGTAGTAACAGGTAGTATCTTGAACCACTTCGCAGGGTTGGTAGCATTAGGTCGTATGCTCATGTAGTTGATGTCTACATCGCGTATACGCGGTGGTGCGAGTGATATAGGTGAGTGTGCATTCTCACTGTATACACTGTGTATGTCACGCCAATCCTTCACCTTGTCAGTGAGGTCACCAACGATCATACCTGTAGTACCATCAAGGTAGTGTTCCTCTTGATGTACTGTGTATTCAGGTAACCAATACTCCCTGAAGATCATATCGAACTTATGCTGCACAGCTAACTGTATACGTGGCTCAGCATATATCTGTGCATCTAGCCCTTCAACCAAAGCTAGCCGCTGCAACACCTTAGTAACGATGTCGCCGAAGGTGATCATCATATGCTCCTGTAGTAGAGCAGCCCACACACTGTTACATGTGTGAGCCACCCCGTTGTCTAGCTTACCGGGAGGGAGCTGCTAGACTACTGCGGTTCATACAGATCGTCACTCTTAACGACCTTCTCACTGCCATCTTCAAAGATGAGTGTCACTTGGTCATCAATAGTACTCAGTTGATAACCATCATCACCTTGTCGAGATGACCTAGTAGCTACGATCTTCTTGTCAGCGAACGTAGTACGCAGCTTACGTGGCTTCGCTGGTGCTTCTGTCGGTGTCTGTGCAGCATGTGGTGGTTGATAAGCAGGTTCTTTAGCCATTGTAACCTCCTAGACGATGACGTGTGCAGAACCGTGCAGATTGCTGCGATCAACGAAGCATGAGAAGCGATACCACCGTGTACCATCAGGTGCTGCCGCTGGTGTATACGTACCACGTGGATCAGCACTAGTGAGTGTCTGCACGTTGACACCCGCAGCAAGTGCACCCGCTGCCGCAGTGACATCGCTCGTCAACTCACCAAGGATAGAGGTGTGCAGCACCTTATAAGGCACACCAAGGATGACACCAACGCCGATGCTGAACGTACCCGATGCTGGCACGGTGACATAGGCGATGTCTTTGAACATCTTCTTGCTGACAACTGCACCAGCAATAAGCGTGACGTTCTCTTTGATTGCCTGACCGAGATAGTCATAGCCCACAATCACACCAGCACCGCCGGCACCAGCAGTAACAGAGATGCTACGACCATAACGACCCATCAAGAACTCAGTCTGTACTGCTGTAGGTACAACATTGCCAGCAGCGGCAAGAACTGTACCGTTGGCAAGCAGACCAGCACCCGCTGCGGCACATGCAGGGATGTCAACTGTAGTGATACCATCAATGCCAACGTCAGCCGCGTAGCACAACTGGTCTACACGGTTATTGACGCGGCGCATACCGGGGATAGCGACTTGTACAGCCATTGTTAGTTGTCCTCATCAGTTGGTGGAACAGCAGCGAGCAGCTTCTCAATGACGTTAGGGTCACTGTCGAGTAGCTTAGTCACTGCGTCCAGGGCTTGTTGATGCTTAGTCGAGAGTGCAGCATTAGCGTTCTGCATTCCTACTGGTGTGTCGTCGCCTCCATCTACCAACAGCGGTATCAGGTTGCGATCAAGCTTCATCCGTACAATGTCCTCATGCGTGAGGAATACACTATCACCGCGGAGTGTACGTACCATGTAGCCGTCTACAACTACATCAGTAGGTACAATGCGGAAGCCTATCTCATCCTTCACAGTGCGATTGACTACACTGTGACGCTTCATAGGCTCAATCGTGTATGCAGGCACAGCTTTACGCTGTTGCTCCATACTAAGTGCTTGCATGGGTCGCTCAGCGAAGCTGACTACTTCTGCCATTGTAGGCTCCTTAATCGTTGACTACTGCGTGTGTGCGATACTGCTTCCACGTGCAGAACTGGCACTGCGTGATGACACGTTGTCCATAGCCGTCGATTGTCCACGGTGCAGTGAGGTCAACATTCTTCATGTTGTTGTCACCGAGGATGTGAAGACGCAGATACGTGTCGTTGAGGAAGTAGGCGCGGTCAACGGGGCAGCTTTCATCGTAGATGATCGGCACACCGTTGTGGCTAATACCATCGAAGCCCAAGTCCATCATGCGCTTGCCTGCGCCTGTGTTGTTGAGCGGTATGGTAAGCTTGCTGCGAACAGCAGCCCTATACAGGCGATAGTGGTTACGACCCGCGATGATGACCTTGGGACGCTCTGTACCTTGTTTGAGATCAAGAAGTACGTCGTCATATGCTTCTTCGATGTTTGTACTGTTGAGAGTACCTGCGAAGTCATAGGACGAAGAACGCCATTGCACTTCTGCCGCACGATCCACACCGGCAAGAGAACCAGTAGTAGGATCATCAGGTATAAGCAGTGCCAGACCATTCGGATCGTTGCCGCCACCCAAGCCGTACAGGTAGCTGCTGAACTTCTCCTTGATTGAGAGTTCAAGAGCTTCAAGCTTGCCCTGCAACAACTTAACTGCAGCCTGTTCACCTTTATTCTCGTCTTCTTCCTGATTAGAGATGATGACAGTACCAGCGATACGGGACCAGCGATATTCAAGCTTGATGAACTCTTGCGTCTGCTGCACTGGCAACGAGTCGTAATAGCTGTAGCTACCTACAGTTGGATTGCGACCTGTCAGCAGTGGGTTCGTGATGTTGTAACCGCTCGACTCGTTCTCGATACGGTCACGTGCAAAACACCACGCCATGAGCGCGTTGCTCTGCATAGCTGCAACGATGAGCTTCTTACGTGAACGCTCAATCGTCGTCGCCAAGACGTTTTGAAGTACGGGCATCTGTGGGTCACCTTATTTGCTGTTGAGTTCTGAGTAGACTGCATTAGCAATGTCACGCCAAGGCGTAGCACTCTTGAAGTCTCCTCGTGAGCCGTTTGCAGTGTTGTGGGTTTGAACATTACCAGAAGGCACACCGCGCATGTCACCCGGTGTTGACTGTCTACCACGACCATTGCCGCGTCGAGAATAAGCCTCGATTTGTGGCCGCAATGGTGATGTGAAGTCCATGCCTCTGCGCTCTACCCAACTACGAAGTTCAAAGTATGCACGTTCAGGCGTCAGGCCATGTTGTGATACTAGGTTGCTAATCTCTACACCATGCGTTTCAGCATGTGGATGTTGCTGCACGAAGCTTTCCATCTGCTCCTGTGCGCGTTCTTCAATCTGCGCTTGTCTCTCGCGCGCCTGAGTTTGTTTCTCAAGCGGACCCAAGCGACGATCTAACTCTTGCTTGATCACACTCGCATTGATAGCAGGTACAGCATCATGGCCGAGTATCTGCTCCATCGTGGCACCTGCCGCTAGTACGCGAGCTATAACATCGCGCACGGCAGTGATAGGGTCACGCTCAGCCAACGCACGTAGCTGCATAGCTTCCATAGCCATAGCGTGGCTAAGGTTGTTCTGCTTCATAACTACATCAATCTCTCTATACTGGTTGAGAGCTTGATGCATCTTACGAGCTTCGCGCCCAGCTTGATTAGCTGCATACTGTGCGCGGTTGAGATTGTATGCTAGCTGCTTCTCACGTCGCGTTGTAGCAACGATGTTACCATTCCTATCAAGCAACTCACCACGTGGGCCTTTCTTAGGCTTGTCAGTGAATAGCTGATCCTTGTCATCACGCTGTTTAGCTGTGTGACGGTCGCTGCCGGTTTCAGGCTTGTCGGCCTGTTGAGGTTGGTTGTCAGACGGCGTGTTATCGTCTAACTGAGGTTGTGATAGTGGTTGATCTTGCTGTTCAGCACTATCACTCCCCTCATCACCTCCCTCATGTTGCTGTGGAGCATCTTTGATGCCGAAGCTGTCACCAACCTGCGACATCAAATCCTTGTCTTGCTCGGCCATTGAAGCCCCCTTATGCGGCAGCGCCGCTTTGCATCTGTTGTATCATCTGCGTAGCTATTTCAGCTACACTCTTACCACGTGCGAGTTGCACACCTAGTGATTGCTTGATCTCAGGCGGCAAGCCGTCAATTAGACCAGCGACTTCTTGCACTATAGATGCAATGTCGTCAATCTGCGGCATACCGCCACCACCTTGACTACCACCACCCGCACCGTTAGCAGCACCCTGCGCTTGACCACGCGCCTTCATAGCTTCAACAACCATCTCTTGCTTACGATCAGCACCTTGCTGTTGTGCCTGCTGATCACCCTGTTGTTGCTGTACTTCTTCAGGCGACGGCGCGGATGTCTCCTTGATGATGCCTTTGTATATCAATTCCCAGTCTTCCTTACTCACAAGCACGTTGTCGAACGCACTTGCTAGCACTTTCAATGAGACGACTGCAGCTATAGGCGTAGCACGTGTGAATTGACCTATAACTTGTGAAATCTGCAGTGCCTGCTCCTTCTTTGCGCGTGATGTAGGCTTGAGTGTGCTACCGCCTACTACACGTGGTGTAAACTTGGTGCGGATCGTCATAGGATCGACATTTTCCCAGTCCGCAGCGAACTTATCACCTAATATCCCTGCAACTTCCTCTTTAGGCATGAACTGCATACACATTTGTGCTGTTAGCCACAAGATGGTGCCTACTGAGTCCTCGATTGCGTCCATTTTCTCGTCAGCGCGTGTCTGCACCTGACTTTCGTAGCTCTCGATGGCACGATTGGTGGTGTTTGTCTTGTATTCTACACCACGTTGCACCGATGCTACGCCTGATAGGCGGTCGATGGCGTCTAGTACGGGCTTTTTGTCAAAAAACTTGATCGCTTCTGCACTTGGTGGGAGCAATGGGCCAAGTACGTCACCTATCTTCTTACCTTCAGGTAGATCAAGGCCAATTACGTTGGTATCCATCGTGCCATTGATGATACCTTCTAACAACGAGGTGTCCTTTAGGCTGTTCTTGTCATACGCCAGCTTACCAGCGGCGAACTTACGCACCTTAGCCCATTCATTGTTGATGATGTTGATGTCATCTTGCTGATCAAGGTAGTATGTGACTTCACCTTTAGCGTACATGGTAACTGGGTCGGTATGGAACTCCATTGGTACGACGGAGAAGAACTGATCAAGATGATATGGGTCATCCCACACCCACAAGGGATAACACCAGTCATTGCAGTTGTATAACTCGACACGTCGCGTAACCTTGTCCCATACATATACCACCTTAGTCATCTGCGCGGCGAGGAAGGATTTCTGATCGCTGTATCCGTACTTAGCGTACTCACTTGTAGAATAACTAAAAAGTTGGAAGTTGTCCGTCTGACCACGTTCACCTTGATCGGGACTAACTCCAGCTTTGATAACATTCGTAGGAGAGAAGACAGATTCCCATTCATCGCTATCCGGCTTCTTTCGCCCGTAACGAGCACGCAGTAGTGATGTATACATGAGGTCTTCAATCATCACCCAATTCGTAGGACCACTGAGATCAAGTTCAGTACCTGTAGGATCGACTATCACCTGATCAGGTCTACGCACCTTACACCACGGACCTGATGGCGTGAGCATGTCAATTGTATCTTCCAACGCAAGTAGCTTGCCCTCAGTCTCTTTGATGTCCTTCTGCGACTTAGCCTTCTCAAGTTCAAGAGCGAGCTTCTGTATCTCTTCAAGGGCTGCTTCACTGCTGTTCTGCTTGAGTGTATAACCTACCTCAAACCAGCCGACGTTGGTGAGTGTAGTAGATACAATGTTGCGCTTGACCTTACGCTTCAGGTTCAAGCCAGGTGATGTCTTCTTAGCAGCTAGTACGTTGACCAGCTTCTCAACTATGCGGGCGCGTGGTTCGTCTTCTTTGTCTTCAACTGTGAACTCCGCGTCTGGGTTCTTCGTGAACAGCATAGGTACAAGCGCACTGACATTCGCGAAGACGATGTTCTCTGTGCTGTTGAACTCGCCTTGCATCGGCGTGCCTGCTGTCGAGTCATTGTCACCGTGTCTGTTGGATGCACCTTGACGAGTATGATCATGTCTGTAGTAGCGGTATGCTTCATTCCATGCGTCGAGTTGTTTAGACATTGCACTCTTACCTTGGTCGTAGCGACTACGCCACAAGGGTCCGCGGTGCTTGCTAACAGGTATCTTGCTCTCACCTAGCATACGATAGATGGGCATGTCACTTACTGGAGCGCCGTCAGGCTTCATCACTCCTTCATACGAGTTGAATGCTGCACCGTCTGTGTCGGTAGCATCAACTGCACGTGGCGCTGTTAGCGGATCGTTGTAGTCTTCAGCCATAGCGATGTGCCTTTGAGTTGTGCTTAGCCTTGTCGTTCTCTTGCCACATCATCCAACTAGGCACACGTTGTTCAGCAGCAATCTGGTATCTGCCTATGTCAGGCATATCACCTAGCAGATACTTAGTTGTATCCATCGCATGGTCATTGCGATCTATCGGCTTGTCAATGCGTTCACCAGAAGTAGATTGCTGCCAGAAGTAACCAGCAACTTCATCTGTCCACCAGTCCAACTTGGCGTTGATAAATAAGCGAGGTGATCCTGCAACACGCCTGATGGGATGAAGCAGTGTGTGATTGATGTTGAGATAGCTGCCAACCTTAACAATGCCATTGTTGACATCATTGTTACCACGCTTCATCAGGATGTTGTCTTCCTTGAACATGTCAGCAACTGTTCTACCCACAGTGCGCTTGCTGATTGTCTTACGACCGAAGATGCTAGGGTCAGCTTGTATCTTGTGCATCTCATCAGCTTCAAACATCCACTCCTTACGTATACGCCGTATACCTGCTATCTGCTCATCAAGCGGCATCTCTTTCTTATAGAAGCCATCGCATATGATGACATGCGACTCTGGTGTTACGAATGCTAGGATGTAGCAGGAGGCTTGTGCTTGTCCATAGTCATACGCCTCGATCCAATTTGGTTGATAATGTGTCTCAACGTAGCCATCAAACAGAGAATGTATGTTCCCTTCTTGCAGTAGATGCACCGATGCGTCGTATTGCGGATATACGAGTCCTTCATAAGCCACCCACTTGCCAAGGAGGAAACGGTCCCGTTGTTGACCCTGATACATCGTCTCCAGTGTCTGGATGAAATCGCCTCCTTCAGCTTCGTGGACGTGTCGGAGTTCATATGTGCTACCCTCTATCACTTCAATCAACAACTGCGGCTTGTCATCATACAACACAGGCTTGCGATCAACGTCACGCATACAGATCAAGTCGTCTGTGATCATGCCTGTAGTCTTATACTGCGCGAGTGGTCTGACTAACTTAGTATACACCCAGTTGCCAGTTGGATTACATGTCAACATCATCCAGCGTGGACCTGTCACAGGCATAGTCGCGTCGTCGCCTACATACCTAGCACGGCCACGTAGACGACCGAACAAGTCGAGGAAGTCCTTGTGTGTGATCTCAGGATCTTCAACTTGATCCACTATCACCCAGTCGAAGGTCGCGCTTAATAAGTTTGAGGAGCTGCTCTCTGTCTTTGTCCCCTGTTGTGCGATATACCTGAAGTAGATAGTCGTACCGTTCTTCAGGTGACATATATTGTCCCCATTCTGTCCAACTGCGAAAGAAACGATCCACGTCGGCGGACACCATTTCTGAAACTCCTTGCGTATAGTGTCGTTGAGCTTCGGATAGGTACTACGTGATATGAGGCCGACTGAGCCAGGATACTGATCAGCGAGTTGTAGTGCTTTGATAACAGCAGCAGTAGTCTTACCATTGCCAAACCCTCCACCATACACTTGCACCTTAGCACGTGAGTGTAGGAAGCGATCCTGCAAGCTACCCTCTTTGAGTAGCAACTCAGGTCGTTCAGCTACATCTACTCTGCGTGCACGTGCCATTAGCGTATGTTCGTCTCTGCCCAGTTGGTAGCTGCACCACCGAGGTAGCGGTAGATCGAACCTGTCGCAGTGTCTACGCGCATCTCACTGACGTAGCCTGCAGTGTTAGGTACACCGCTAGCGAACACAGTAGGTGCATCGTAGCTAGGATCAACTACACCATAGAAGCCGTTGGCGATGATGCCTTGCCCGTCCTTGTTAGGTACACGTGCCATCACTTGTCTCCTTTGATTGGTGTCACGTCGATTGTAGGCATATGCTTAGGCTGTGCGATCTCACGTATGTGACGAATGATCAGACCACCTTCTAACGAGTGACGATGTTCCATTACCTGCTTAGGACTAAAGCCACCGCGGTCTAGCATGTTCATTGCTATACGAGCCTTAGTAGCAGGTCTAGTCTCTTCATCCTCTAACAAGTCCTCAAGCTTATCCAATGCGCCACCACTCATAGCATCAATGCGCTTCTGCACATTGTCACTAGTCAGTGCTGCAAGATTGTCGCGTAGTAGTATGTCAAGCTGACCGAACAACTGTAGGCCCTTGATCATGTCAACTTGACTGATCTTCAGACCTGTAGCTTCAGCTATCTCAGCGTCATTGATACCTAGGTTGTAGTACAACCACACAACGCCAGCGGTAGTCACTGCTTTAGTGTCAGCAGGCAGATCAATAAGACCACGGCGAATAGCACGATTGTTGCGGTCACGACCTCGTACAACAGTAGCCTCGCTCGTCTGCTTCGTCTTTGCTGTCTGCTGTTGTATGACGCTATCGGGTGACGTGTTAGGGAGTATCGCCTGACCTGTCTTAGTATCAATGATAAGTCCATTGGCTAAGGGTAGATCAGTCATCGTGTACGCGGTCCACGCTTGACACCCGTCTGTGCTACACCACGCTCCTTCGCAGCGGCGTCTCTGTACATCTGCCTGATCATGTCCTTGTTACCACCGCTAGCCTTAGGTGTAGCTGACGGTGACGCAGGCCCACGCATGTTAGGACCACCTATGTTAGGTGCACGCATACGCGGACCACCGGGTATGTCACCACCCATTGATGCACTTATAGCTGCATCCATACCACCAGTCGGTACACCAGCAGGCATCCCACCACGCGGCATAGCACCACCTCCACCTTGTCTACCTGCAATGATCTGTTGTGCAGCAGCTAAGTCTTGCGCTGTAGGCATACCACCAGCACCACTACCAGGGCCGGGTGCTTGTGCTACGTCTTCAGGTGATGCAGCAGCCTGTGCTTCCATGCCTTCATACTCAGCATCAGCATCGTTGGCTACTTCAGCTTCATCGGGGGCGGAGGGTGCAGAACCCGTGGGCTGTGCAGGTTGATCAGGTCCACCTTCACCCTCCGCAGCAGCATCAGTAGGTCCGCCGTCACCACTGACACCACTAGCTTTGTCTGCTGCACCGTCGATCCACTCAGTAGCAGCTTCAGCTAATTGATCTGGTGTGATCTCTTGACCTGTAAGCTGTGAGATAGCTGCAGCCATTTCATCAGGTGACATCTTAGACAACTGTGCCATGATGCCAGTGATATCACCACCATTCATGCCACCTGTCTGCTGCATCAACTGCTGGATCATCTGCGGATTGATACCAGCAGGCATAGCACCGCTCTGCTCCATCTCATCAGGTGTAGGCATACTATGTATCCCTATTTGTTGATAGTACCAACCATGCTACCACCACCGTTGCCGCTCTTGTCAACAGGATAAACAAGCGGTGCCCACGTAGGTGTCATCTGCGACTGGAATGCTTCCTTCTCAGTGATAGTAGTAGCGTGCAGCGGTACAACTACATACGTCGCAATAGGACGCTGACCACCTTGGTTCATGCCATCAGCTTGTACGGCTGCAACCTGCTTGATGCTCAGATCAGCGTTGGCACCTACACCGTTGCAGAGCGCACGTCCAATCTCACCGACATACTGACCACCTACTGATGCAGTGAGACGAGCAATGCTACGCATCGTTGCTGTTGCTTGTTGAATAGGTGCATACGCCTGTCCGAACTGATTATCCCAACCGCCAGCCCATGATGGCATGGTGTTCACTCCTGATTGTGCAAGATGAGGTGGAACTTACACAGTCCCATCATCGGCCATAGCACGCATACATATAAATGTCAATAGACGCAACGACTTACACAACCTATACATAGATATACACCGTATACATCCCGGCCCGAAGGGCCGGAGCCTTGCGCTGCCCTAGCCGTGGCTTCACACAGTTGTCAGTGTATACACACAAGCGACGACGTAGCAAGAGCGACGACTTGCATTTGTGTGCTATATGTGATATATAGTAGATGTTGCGTTGATACTACTTAGCACTCATACTACTAGCTCATACACAGGGCGACGTAGTGTGAGTGCATTTTTATTTATATATACTAGGTACTTATGTATATATGACGACGTTGTATGAGCATGGGGGGAGTGCTTTACAGCGGCACATTTAGCTGATACATGCAGTGGGTCACGACGCCCCGTGCCCACCCACCCGTCCGCCACGTGCAAGCTATTTGGGAAGTGCGCGGGGAGCATAGCTGCTATGCATCATACACATGCAGCCTGCGTCTAGCGCATAGCATGCGTGTAGTGCATAGCTCACACACCGCTAGATGTAGTAGTACTATGTTGGACACACACACTACGGGTGGTGTGAGGCGCGGCGCAATGTCGCACCCTGTGCACACTATATCTAGTATAGCTCACACCACACCAGCCACTGCATAGTGTGTTGGGCAGGAGTGGGCAGGATGTATACAGTGGATATCTGTGTGCCCGTTATCCACAAGGTGAAATAGCGTTTGCATGTACTGTTGTATCGTGTATTATGTTGTTGGTTGTTGTTTATGTGTTTGGTGTGGTCTGGGTCCATATAGGACAAACCCGGATTGGGGCCTCGAAAACCCCGCGCCTTGTGTGGCGTGTGACATGCCAAACCTGATGCCTTGCCCGCGCGTGTTCCGGGTTAGAGGGTCAGATAGACAAGGACTAACTACGTCTGCATTCGTAGGCGTAGATCACAACGCAACATAAGGACTAAACAAAATGGCTACCTCTAATCACACCGCATTCGGTGCTGACATTCTCCGCAACGCTACGCTTAAGATTGAAAGCGACACTGGCAAGCTGATGCTTGCTGACAAGCATTCGTCTGAGTTTGCGGACATACTCAAGCGGCTCGCAATGCCTGAGGCTAAGACGCGCACAGTGCTGCTTGATGCATGGAAGGCAACGCCTACGGGTGACGCCTTCTTCCTTGAGTATGATGAGCTTAAGGCTGATGGCGAACAGCGTACCGCTACTCAAGACAAACAGTTTGCCTTGATGCAAGCTCGCCTAAAGCAAATCAATACCACGATGGGACGCGCACTTGATACCTATCGCGGCATCGTTGCGCTTCGCTCGCTTGGTCGCACGGTCAAGGTTGAGAAGGCTAAGAACGTGAAGGATGTTGAGAACGCAGACGCCTACACTTGCTACGTCTCATATCCAAGCGACAAGCTTAGCGATGAACAACGCAAGCTTGAGAAGGATGAGCCCGTGTTATTCGACGCCAGCAAGCTTGCTCGCATTGAAGGCATTAAGGCTAACATCACCGACACAATGGCTACCGTTGACGTGCGCCGCTTGTGCTCGCCTAAGTCTGGCAAGCGTAACAAGGAAACCAATGCCAATGGTCACGTTGACCATACCAAGGTGAAAGAGCAGACGAATAGCTTGGACACTGCGGTATCTGCACTCATCAAGGATGGCAAGCTTGCTGGTGGCAAGGGAGTGAATGAGGCTATCGGCTTGCTGTATGCTCGCCTTGAACGTGAGTTGAGCAGCGAAATCAAGGCGGCAGGCCTCAAGGCGTACGATGCTGAAGGCGTAATGGACGAGGCTATCGCAGCTAACGTCTAGACTTACACACTGTATACCTCACGCTGCGCCAATGCAGTGTGAGGCCATCCGTGAGAGTAGCCTCACATCAAAGGCACACGCGCATAGCACAACGCTATGCGTCGTGTGCCTTTTTTTGTGTCAAGTTCAGGTCAGTAAGCAGTCAGTTACGTACGCTCGCTCCGTCGCATATGTACGCTCGCGCCCGCCAGCCCTTACGTACGCTCCGATACACATTGTATACCTGCCCCGCGCAGCCATGAGTTCAAACATCATAACTCAAACGCGCACACCCCCCAAGCTACAAACTACA